TACATTGGCGCCAGTCAGCAACGGCTTTACAAGCTGATTACCCATCGAGTCTAGCCCGCCATAATTCAGCGCCCCAGAACGCAAGTCAAATGCGCGCATTAGCGCATCATCAGTCAGTAGCAGCGGTGGATCAACGACTTTTTGCCCTGCGCGTAGCTGCGTTTTCTCCATTTCGTTGACGACTTTAATCGTCCCAAGCACCATCATGCCCGGGCCGCGCCCGTAAACTTCGCGCGGCGACGTGGAATAGCGGCCGACACAATACGGCTGCGTCCGATAGCCCGCCTCGTCCAGCACCGTGCGGCCGTCGCACAGCACGTAGTAGCTCGATAGCGCCATGCCGCGATAGTCCGCGCGCGCTCGGTTGCGCTCGCCGTTCGGGCGCACGCAGTGGATGACTTCAGTCCGATCTTCCGGCGACTTTTCGAGCCTCGCCCGGAACTTCTCAGGCAACGACAGCGCGCCGAACCGCTGCGCGATCTGCCGAAGCGTCGGGCGGAACAGGCGGTGCACGGTATCAATGCGCCCGGCTGCGCTTTCTGCCAAGAACAGCTCGGATAGGTGAATCGATCGGTACAGCAGCGACTTCCCGAGCACGTCGTCGACGAACACACAGCCGGTGCCATAGACGCCAATCGACCAATAGGACTCGTGGATCTGGCTCGCGAAGTTGGCCTCGGGTGCGTACCGGGCAGCGAACAGCGCGTTCGTGGCCTCTTCGCCCCAGTCCTTGATCGCCTTGATCTCTCGCAACGTCGGATCGGCCGGCGCAAGCCCATGCCAGCGGGCGGTGCGTGGCGTGATCATCGACTCGCAAGCGGCGGCGAATCGGTCAGCCGCCAGCGGCGCGGTCACGTCGAATATGCGGTCGGTCGATTTCGCGCCGGGCGTCATGTTCGCGTGCTGAAAATATCGGCCCTTGAACGAGATGAAGGATTCGAGTTCGGTCCAGTGCGATTCGAACGTCGAGCGATCGGCGGCCATGGCCGAATGCAGGCGCAACACGTCGTCCGCGACTTCGCGGGAGCCGGTCGCCTTGCCGGTGCCGTCGGCCATGGTCAGTAGGTTCCGACGTGGCCGAATTCGATGGCCAGGGCCAGCATCACGCCGCAGTAGAGCTTGCTTCGGCGCATGCTCACTGCCCCGTCAACGTGCTTGGCGCAGCAGTCGGAGCCGCCCCGCCGCCGGTACGCTTGCCGGCGAAGATGGTCGCCAGTCGGCCGCGACGACGACGGAGGCGGTCAGCCTGATCGGCATTCACCTGTGCCTGATCGATGGTCGGCGGCGGCGGCGCGGGCGCTGGCGTCTGCTGCTTGGGAATCTTGGGGGTTTTCACGCGGCGCTGGCCTCACAAGCCGATTTCGCCGGAGGCTGCCACATTGGTCCCGTTGCGTCAATCCATGATAGCCCGAGCCGGCCGCCCCGAACTCGGATACGACGACGCGACGTTCGGGAACGGCTTGCGGCCTCGGGCGAGGTAGCGCAGGGCGTCGGCGAAGTCCGAGCACCAGTCGTGCAGCGGCGCGTCTTTGAAGCGCTTGCGTTTTTCGTCGTACTCGCGGCGGTATTGCCTGATTGCATCCAGCGCGCGGGCCATACGTGCGCGGGCCTCTTCCATCGATTCCATTTCGCCGTCTGGCTTCATGTGAGGCAATGGCTGCGTGTTGAACTCGAACAGCGGGAACACCTGCCTCACGGCTTGGATACCCATGTCGACGCTCGGGTCGCGCTCAAGCACGCGGATCGGATGCCAGCCAAGCCCCTTCGCTTGCATGACCAGATTCGTGCCGTTCACGTCGCGGATGTTGCCGTGCCCGCCGTCGTGCGGCCAGATCGTATCGACGACCGAATAGGGCAGCGCAGTGATCCGTTTCGCGTAGTAGTCGATGCCGACGCCGGAGCCGGGCAATACGTCGATGATGCGAATCCGACCAGACGGCAGCTGCTGATAGAACCAGTTCACAAACTGATCACCATGACCCAGGTCGGACGCGATGCCAACGGGCAGATTCGGCAGCCACGGATAGTCGCCAATGCGCCCCTCGCTGTCAGCCTTCGACATGTGGTCGCCGTAGTACGCGCCCGGCATCGGTGCGTCGAAATCGCAGTAATACTCCTGCCTGATGATCGCATCGGCTTCCTTGTCGCCACGTTCGGCGGCCAGCTCGCGGCGCTCTTCGTCGATCTCGGCTTCGGTCAGCTGCAGCGTCTTGTCGATGCCGAGGATCTGGCCGAACCATTTTTGAGGGTTGGCGCGCGCATATTCGACCAGCCGCGCGAAATGATTCCGGCCGCGTGGCGTCGAGATGAATATCGCCCAGCCGCCGTTCTTGCGCAGGATCGGGCGGATGAAGGCCCAGGCGTTCGGGTCACCCATTGCGTATTCGGAGAACACGACGCCGACGGGCGGCGAGCCGATGCCTGCGTCATAATTGTCTGATCCCAGCACCTGCCACGTGGAGCCGATATTGAACTCGACCAGCATCTCGTCGTCGAGCGTCTTGGCGCGTAATTCTTTCGGAAAAGCAAGGTCAATTCGGCGCTTGCCGCGCTCTTCATCAATAGCGCGCCAGATCGCGCGCCGGGCCTGATTCGCAGCCGGTAACATGTGCCAGTACGTGCCGATGCGCTGGTGCGCAGCGATGGCCGTCCAGTTCAGCGCGATCTCGTCCTTGCCCCAGCGGCGATGGCAGCACAGCGCGATGCGTTTGACGCCATGTTCAAGCGCGGCCCATGCGGGCATCTGATCGTCGCGCGGCCTCCACCCATTCGCCGGCAGCACGATGTTGGTGACTTTCGCGTTCAGTGCGACACCACGTCGTGCATCTGTGTAACGTCAGGGTTTCGGTTCAGCAGGTGAATTTCGTAATCACGCCCGGCTGTGCCGCCTTCGTGCAGCGGGACGCCCATGATTCTGCGCGGCAGCACACCGTCGAACTCCGCAAAGGCGTAGCGAAAGAACGCGCGCATATCGTTTGCGATGTGAGGCGACACATAGACTGCGCTAACGTGCCGGCCCTGCTGCCGGTAATTCTCGACCGTCTCGTTCAGCCGCTTGGCGTAGTCGCGGCCTCGCTGGACGTCTAGGTGGGCGGATTCGGGGAGGATGAGGGTGGTGGTCATGCGGTGGTGTCCGTATTTTTCGCCAGCGCTCGCGCCGCTAATTCCTGCCTGGCACGCTCCCATTCTTTGCCCTCTTCTACGCCAAGAATCGGGAGCGGGCGGGCGACGCCATCGGCGACTTCAAACGTGCCGGCGTCGGTGAACGCAAAGAGCCGGCCGGCACAAACGCAGGCATCGATCAGGGTCACGCCATCGGGCAGCCTGACCTCGCGCATGCCTTCGCGGCGGATTGGCTGGTCGCTCATACCGGCTCGCCCTCGCCATCCTGCGCGCCCGTCGCCGGCCCATCCGCAAGCCGCTGGATCGTGACGGCGACGGCCATGTTGCCCTTGTTCTCGACTTCGATTTTGTCGCCCCACTTTTTCGGGTTCCACTTCGCCAGCAGCTTGAGGCGGGTGTCGATCCGCAGCTTCGCGCGCTGGATGTGATCCTGGTCGACGAGCGGACCCTTCTCGCCCATGCGGTAGTCGCCGCCGGAGTCGTCCGCGATCTCCAGGCAGTCCGCCGCGATGGCATCCTCGCCACGGTCGCGCGCGCGCGCGATGGCCCGCTCAACGTCGGGGTTCGCCTTCCCCCAGTCGCGCACGGTGTCATCGTCGGGCATGCCCTCATCTCGGCAGATGCGCGCCAGCGGTTCGCCCCGGCTCATTCGGTCGAGGATGGGCTGCAGTCGTTCGGGGGTGTAGGTGGATTCGCGAGGCATGCTTCGATCCTAGCTGTCGGGGTTGGTTGGCGCAATAGTTCGGGGCTGATTTCGCTCCGTACTTTTTCAGGCTTTGGAGTATGTGGAGGGAGATGGAGGGAAATCCTATTGTTTCTCTATATGCGCGTGTACGCATATGTGCGCACGTATACTGGGGGAATGGGATTTGGCTCCATCTCCCTCCATTTTGTTGATTTATAAGGGCTCAAATGTCGTCATAACGCACCCGAATTCCGCAATACATGTTCGCGCCCGATGTCTCTTTCTTGGTGAACCCCTTGGCGATCATCTTCGCTGACCACCTTTTCTGCGGAATTGCGAACTCGCCGGCACGGTCTGCCCATGCCTTGTAGGACAGATAGAGCGGTTTCGCCGCGTGCGCATAGTTTCCGACCTCGCAAGAATCTGTGATCCAGTTCGCAAATTGATCCTCCTGCTCTAGGTACTCATCGGTCGCCGCGATGACTGCTGCGGGCGCCTGCAGGCCGGTCTGCTGCCACTCCAAGCACCCTTCGATCGCCCACGCGAGGATGCCGCCGGCTTCGGCTCGCAGCTTCTCGGACAGTCGCGTGTCGCGCTTGGATTCTGGTATCTCGACCGTGAACGGGATCAGGTGCATGCGCCGCTTGATCGCCTCATCAACGTTGCGCAGCCCGGGCTTGTGGTTGCCGGCGATGACCAGCTTGAACTGCGGGTCGTACGTGAAATCGTCCTGGCGCATGAACCGGGCGGTGATCGGGTCGCCGCCGGTGAGGGCCTTGATCCTGGCTTCGGCCCACCGCTTGCCCTCCTCGGTTTCCTGCGCGGTGACCATGCGGGCGCCCATCAGCGCGGCGAGCTCGGTCGGGTGGCTGTCGTGCTTCTTCTCGGTAAAGACGTCCATGCCGGCGGTGCGGTTGTAGTCGCCGAGGATCCACTGCAGGGTGTTCAGGAACGTGCCCTTGCCATTGCCGCCGGTGCCGTAGACGAAGAACAGGGCGTGATCGCGCGTGGAGCCGGTGAGGCAGTAGCCGGCCATGCGTTTCAGGAAGCCGATCAGGTCGGCATCGCCGGCCGTGGCGGTGTGCAGGAATGCGATCCAGGCGGGGCAGGCACCGCCGGGTGACGCGCGGGTGATCTTGGTCATATAGGCCTCGCGCGCGCCGCTGGTGAGCGCCCCGGTGCGCAGGTCGACGACACCAGCGGGGGTGTTGAGCGCCCAGATATCGGCATCCCACTGCGCGATCGTGGCGGCGTGCCGGCGGTCGGCCTTGGCAAAGCGCTCGATATTGGACACGGTCTGCGCGGCGCCGTACTTGTTCGCGACGGTCTGCTGCTGTTTCGGCGTCAGTTGGACGTCGGTGCGCACGTACGCGGCGACCGATCGGCACACCTTGCGGGCGAAGTCGGCGACTTCGAGCGTGTCCTCGTGAATCCATCGCTGGCTGTTCCAGCGCATCCAGCGACCCCACGGCGCGACGTAGCGCAGGTCGTCGGCATAGATTTGTGAGAATCTGAGCGCGACGTTGTCCTCGGAATACAGCTCGGGCACGTCGTCCGCGTTCGGGTTTTCGGTCGTCTCGGTCAGTTCGGCCGTAACGCGGTGCGCTGGCGGATCGGGATCGGTCGCGGGTGTTGCAATCGGCTCAGATCGTGTGGCAACCTCGGAAACTGTTGGCGGCGTCGCCCGGACGGTATCCCCTGCCGAGCTTTGCGCGCGATTTCCCCGGTCGTTTTCGGGCGGCGCTGCTGATTTTACGACGGGGTTATTTCCCGAAACGGGAATTCCCTTATCGGCCGGATCCACCGTGGTGGTCAAACCCGCGTTTTCGGCCAGTTTTTTTGCGTTTTGTTCGGGTTTTGCAGCGTTTCCACCCTGGTGCTCAACTTGGGCCGATATCGGAATTCCGATATCGGGGGCCGGCGCATACACCGAAGCCCTCGGCCTGGCCCACGCCACGATCTGCGCAGCAGTCCAGCGGGCGGCGACCATGTCCGCGATGTCGGCGCCTTCCCCGAATTCCGTTTCCAAGTCCGTCGTGTCGACGATGCGCACGGGCACGCCAGCGGCGTGTAGGCGCGCGGCCAGCTTGTCCATGGCATCGCGGCCCGGGCGGTCGGCGTCGCGCCATAGCGTGACGCTGGCGCGCGTTTCGAGCGGGCTCCAGTCGGCCTTATCGATGTTGTTCGTTCCGCCTGGCCATGTGACGGCCACGAAACCGCCCAGGGCGCCCGCTGCGGCGTCCCTGGACTTCTCGCCTTCCACGACCAGCACCGGCGCATCGTGGCGCGCTGCGAGCGCATCCAGACCCTGCAGCGGCCTCGGACCGGGGAACTTGGCCGAACACCATGCCTCGCGGCCGTCCTCATGCCGGCACCATGTCACGGTCGGCGTCAGCTTCTGGCCGTCGATCTCCAACCGGATGACGTAGCCGAGGATCCGGCCGTCAGCCGACCGGTAGGCATCCCGGCGCGTCATGATGCGCGACCAGTCGACGACGCGGCCGAAGCTGTTCGTTTTCCGATCGTGCGATCGCGGGTTGAATGTCAGCGCCGGATCGTAGTCGGGCGCGTGGGCGGGCGCCGGCAGAATGGGCGTCCAGGCTTTGGCGTCATCGGGCGGAAGCTCGGGGAGCGCGGGGCGCGACGCGGGCAGCTGCCGGGATTCGGGTTCGCCGCCAAGACGGCGCGCGGCTTCGGCGGTATCGATCTTGTCGAAGCTCGCGACGAAGTCGATCACATCCCCGTGCCAGCCGCAGGACATGCAGAAGGCTTTTTCTTTCGCGGGAACGATGCAGAACGACGGCGACTTGTCGTTATGAAACGGACAGCGCGCGACGTACTCAGATCCGCGCCGCTTGATTTCGATGAAGCGGTTGATCGTCTCGGCTATTGGATTGCCGGCACGGATGCTGTTGAAGTCAATTCCGCGTTCGTTGTGGTTCACATTTCCCCCAGGAAATAGGTGCGAGTAATCCGAAGCCTGGGGCCTCCGGAAACGCTGGCCGGCGCTGTCCTCGCGGGTTTAGATGGTATTTCGTTTTTCGGGTTGGGTGTTACCGCTGGTCGGCGGGTGGCGGGGCGGTGTTCCCATCCCCCAGCGCAGCGGTGAGGGCGGCCATCATCGATCCGACGCGATCAGCCGCCACGTTTTCCATGTATCGGACGCGCGCAGCCTCGCCACGTCTCGCCATCTCCTCCGACACGACAGGCGCGGCGCGGCGGTTCCACGAAGCGATTACGGATTGGCCACGGTGGTCCCAATTGTCCCCATGCGCTTCTGCGTAACACCCTCCGCAACGGATAATCGGAAAAGCCCTATCCAAAGGGTCGTACTCCGCCCCTCGGTCGCACGTGGGAGGGTGCAAGCCCACATTGGCATCTCCACAAAACGGACACGGTTTAAGCTCGCTCATTTCTCTCTCCTCGGGCACGCCTCAAAGGCGCACGGGCCGGGTTGGGTTGGGGTTCCGCAGCCGGGGTGACTGCAGGGCCTTGATTCTTCCCACTGCTTCATCGTCGCAGCGATCATCGCGCGCAGACCGCCGCCGAGGTTTGCCGTAACGATTTCGTGCGGCAGCATCACATTGGCAACGTTTTGCTCAAGGCTCGCAAGAAAGTCCATCATTTCGGTATCGGTCGGCATCACTTCCCCCTAAGCCCGCACTCATCGCTTCCGCAAGTCTTCCCAACCGGCATGTGCGCCGTGCATGTCGGGCAGCGGTCGTAAGGCGCGGCAGCCTGCGGTTCGGTTCCGCGAATATCACGCTGCCACTCCGCAGCATCAGGAACGTCCGCCCATGCCTTGCGACCAATTTCGAGCGCTGCCGCCTCATGTTCACTTTCTGCCGGAATCTGTACATGTTCCGGGGAGGTGGTTAGTTTTTCGGGAAATGTGTGGGCATCGGCCGATCTTAAAACAATCCGGACCATTCGCCGTGCATCAGGCTCGTGCAGGTTCCACTCGCTAATCAGCGCCGCTACTGCTGCATCTTCTCTGGCATCCGTAGGCCGGCTCACTTCCCGCCCTCCGAATCCGCATCGGCCGGCTGTGCGAGGGCGCGGAGTTCGGTTAGCGCTGCCTGCGCGCCAAGCAATGCGGAACTGGCATAGTCAACCTTCGACGCCATGGCTTCCAGGCTGCTCTGCTCTTGCGATAGCTCAAGCAGCGCATGGGCTCGGTCAAGCCGATCTGCGATGTCCGCCAGCCGCTCGATGTCGTCACGCATGGTCGCCTCCTGCCAGTCTGCGGAATATCGTTTCGTACGCGATCTGCATGTACACGCCGGGGCATGATTCTTTATCTAGCGCGGTCCATACCTCTTTCGCCAGCGCCTCGGCTCCCGCCCCAGCGTGTGCGGGCGAGGGGTGGGTGTAGATCGGCACTGAGTGCGCGTCGCTTTTCTCTGGCTGTAGGAATATCGCGATAGCCGCATGCGAATCCTTGTTTCTGCGAACGTCGTCCAGTTCGGCGGGACGCGCAAAGCCAAGTGCGCCCACCTGCGCCTCGATACCCCACCCCTCCGGCACCATCCCGAGCTTATCCTCGGTATGGTCCGTCTTGCTTGCGAGGCTTGCCGGGTCGTGAGGTATCAGCGCCCACGTTTTTTCAATCGATAGCAGTCCA